TTCAACACCCGGAGCCGGCCACGTGCGCCGTTCCGGTCCATTTCACTGGTGATACCTCGGATCGCAGAGCGGACCTCTTTGAGACCTTCGATGCGGACCGCTTTGCTCATCTCTTTTTGGCCTTCTGTGCTTCCTTCGCTTGGTCTTGCAGGACCGCCAGCAGGGCGGTGAGCATGTGTTGATCTTCGACCAGATATTGCGGTGGGATGCCAGTGGCGACTGCGACTGCAGCGACGGTGTAGGTCAGGCTGTCTCGTCTAAAGGGCCGGTGGACTCGTTCACCACTTCGATCTCGGTCACATCGTCGAGCCAAGTGTCGAACGGTTTGACGACGCGGCCGGCGTAGTGCATGGCCTTCCATCCGAGCCAGTAGATGTGTTCCATCTTCAGGTCGTTTTCGAACGCCTTGCCGATCCCGGTTTTGAAGTTGCGCTCGAATTCGACTTGCACCTTCGGGGTGATGTTGAACTCGCCCTGCGGGCCGTCGCTGGTGGATACCCTCATCCGGATGTTGATCATGGGTAGTTACTCCTTGTGGGTGGTTGGTCAGGAGGTGGCGGTGGTGATCGATCCCGAGACCGGCCACGTGACCGATGCGGAAGCGAGATCGCCGACCGCGCCGTTGAGCAGCGGCCACTCGGTGACGAGAACCGTCATCGAGAACGACGGGTTTGTCGCAGTGGTGGTCTCGTTGACAGGCTTCACGGTGACGGTCGTGGTCGAGCCGACGAGACCGGCGATCGTGGCATGCACCTCGGCTGAGGCGAAGTCCTCGTGGAAATCGAGTGAGACGCTGTGGTCGCCGAGACCGGCGATCCGGGTGACCGCCGTGTCGCCGAAAGCGGTGGTGGCCACCTCGGCGTAGGACTCGGTGACGGTCACCGATCCAACGTGGTCGGACAGATCGACCGAGTTCACGGTGATCTCTGGGTTGGTCAGCACGAACTTGGCCATGGTGTGTTACTACTCCTCGGAGTGGTCTTCTGTCTCGGCCGGCGTGGCTTCGACCTTGCTTGCTGGCTTCGATCTTAGTGGCGTGAGATGGCCGGCCGCAACCAGTGCTGCGACGTTCGCTTCGATGAGATCGCGGTCGTCGATGGTGTCGCCGGGTTGGTGGCCGGCGACGGCGCGACGGCCGGTGACGGTGTATTTAGCCATGGTGGCTCCTTCTATGCGTGGACGCGGACTACGAAGTCGACCGCGAGGTAGGTGGCGTCGCCTTGGGCGAGCATACGGATGTTGTCGGCCCGCTCGACCAGCAGCGTCTGGCAGACGCCGCCGAGGGTGCGGTCTGCTTCGATCGCTGCACGGATCGAGCCGGCTCCGCTGTAACTCATATAGGTGTACAGCGATTTTTGGGCTGCGCGGTCGGAGGTTCTGCCGACGACCACGGTGATCACGACCTCGACTTCGGCGTTGCCGCCAGCGAAGTCACCCCAGTAGGCGATCGATCCGGGCAGGACGAACGAGCATGGGGTGGCGAAGATGTCTGGTACGTGGTCGAAGACGCGCAGCCCGGTGACGGTGGCGAGCCGGGTTTCGATTCCGTCGGCGATCTGTTGGAGGGTGGCTGCCATCAGCGCACGAGGGTCGGGTCTTTGCGGAATGGTGCGAGCAGGGCGATGGCGACCGGGTGCAGTGCCTGTCGGAGGCGCATGATTCCTATGTCGCCGAAGCCGGCGATGCCGAGTGGGGCGTCGACGCTTTTGAAGATCGAGGTGGCTTGGATCTGTGCGGCCTGTGTCACCGGGTGTGGGATGTAGTCGTCTTCGGGGTCGTCTGCGTGCCAACCCCAGACGGCGGTGACTTGGACGAGTGCCTGCCGGCCGTTGTAGGGGAATTCGCGTGCGTCGATGGCGTCGATCCGGGTGTAGGGCCATTCGATCCCGGAGAGCCGGCCGTTGAGCGGCGACAGTTGATAGTCGGTCGAGGCCCATGTGGTCTCGAACACGCCGTCTTCGTCGTCGTCGGTTTTGACCACGACGCCGTTGGCGGTGGAGATGTCGTCAACTTCGACGTAGGACCAGTGGTCGGCGACGTAGACGCGTGCGCTGGGTGTGGTGCTGGAGACGAAGAAATCGCGGTCGCAGTAGGACAGGATCATGGTGGTGGCTGCGTCGGCGGCGAGGGTGAGCCTGTTGTCGTCTACCGCGTCGGAGATGCCGAGGATAGTTTTGAGGTCGTCTTCGGTGACGAGCCGGTTCACTAGGTGCGCCATGGTGTCCTCTCGATCGAGGTCTAGTCTGCCATGGCGGTCGGGTGGTGGGCAATCGGTCCGGGGAGATCATTGCAACCGGAAGGATCTCTCTGGGTTGTCTCGTCTTGCCCGGTATGGTAAACTATTTATATGAACAACGGAAACAACACCACCACCAAGACCACCCTCACCGTCGTCCTCCCGGACGGCACCACCGACACCCGTAAGACCGCCCGGACCTACACGCACGTCATCGCCGAGTTGAGCACCGCCGCCCAGCAGATCGAGGACGCCACGGCGCGTCGCGAGTGGGCCGAGTCGGCCCTCGCCCGGTTCTCCGCGCTGGACCCCAACGCCGCCGCCGAGGGCTTCTACAACTGGACCAACGGCCAGCAGGTCGACCGCATCCGCAAGGGCATCGCTGAGGCTCAAGCCCGCATCGACAACGCCGCCGACCGCTGGTACGCCGCGACTTGGTGCGGACGCCACGACCTCGCGGTCAAGGCCATCGCGAAGTTCTCGCCCGCCGCCGTCATCGTCGAAGTCGTCGATCCTCGCCAGTCCTGAAAAAACCGGGGGGGCGCAAGCCCCCCCCACAACCACCAAAGGAACCAAAATGCAGTACCTCGACCACTACACCACCGCCCAGATGTGCAACGTCCAGCGCAAGGCAGAAGATGTCGCCGCACTCGCCGCCAGCGGCTGCGACGCCGGCACCCTGTCGCTCGCCATCTCCGACCTGCGCGACCTAGTGAACAACCTCGCCGCTGCCGCCCGCGAGCAGCGCAAGGTCGAAGCCCGCTACAAGTGATCAGCCGGGCCGGCAGGCGATCCACCGGACGTCTGCCGGCCTGCGCTGCTGGTCGACCTCGACGTCGACAAAACCGGCCGCGACAAGCCAAGTCGTCAGATCGGTCGGATGGATGTTGGCATAGTGCTCTCCGGGTTGCAGGGTCTTCCCATCGATCGCCGAGTGGGCTGGCCTTCCCGGACCGGCAGCAGTGCCAACAAACAGCCCGCCCGGCCGCAACATCGCAAACACTGCCGCCGGGATCTCCGGTGCGCGTGGCGCGTGTTCGAGCATCTCGGTTGTGATCACCAGATCGACCGGTTCATCCGGCCTGTAATCGGCAGCGTCGCAGACCACATCGACCTCCGGTCCTTCTGCGATGTCAACCCCGATGTAGGTGTCGGCGGTGAACAGGTCGCGCACTGTGCCGTTTACGTCGCGTGCGCCGAGTTCGATGACTCTGCTGAAACTGCGCCCGCCTACAGCGGCCGACGCCCATGCCATGGCCTCAGGATGCATATCTGCCCAACCTCTCTCTAAATAGTCGTGAGTCTGCGTGTGCCGATGCCTGTCCGAGGGTGTAGATCTCGTCAGAGTCGCCTTTGTCCCACACCGGGTGCATATGTTCGATTTTAGCGTCTTCGGCGTAGACGAACTGCCCTGCGTTGAGGGCGACTGCGGTCCATTCGTTGTCGACGTACCAGTGGCGGTAGCCTTGGTGGCAGACTGCGCCGGGGCCGTCCCACGTTGCGCCATGTTGGTCGAGCCACCAGCGGGCTACCATCGGGTGGGTGGCGTGTCGGCCGGCCATCACACGCGGGTTGCCCATGTCGTTTGTCGATACGAATGCTCCGTATTCGCCGGCTGCCAGTGCGGCCTCGACCCAGCCGGGGTGGAAGTGTACGTCGTCGCCGACGAACAGTAGCCATGGCTCTTCGGTTTCCCGGTACCCTAGATTGCATTTGGTGGCGAATGTGGTGCTGCTCGACCAGTTGATCACGAACTGTGCGTCGGTGTCTAACACTGCTTTAATCTGGTCGGTGTCACCGTGGTCGCAGACGAAGTAGGCGGTGGCACGGTCGGTGCTGGCCTCGAGGCTGCGCATCAGTGGTGCGACGTTCTGTGGCCGGCGCATGGCCGGGACGATCACGGCGATCTCATTCATCTGGCCGCTCGATCAGGGCCAGCCTGTCGTAGATCCGTTCATCGAGCCACAGGTGTTTGAGATGGGTGGTGCGCACCCCGGTGTGTACGTGGATCGGGATCTCGAGCGCGGTGGCTCGAGTACACAGCGACAGGTCTTCTGAGATCCATGTGCCGGTGCTGTGGTTGTAGATCGGGCTGTACCACGTCGGCCCGTATTCGGCTTCGATCTTCTCGAAGACAGATTTGTGGATCAGCAGAAATGCGCTGCCGGTGCCGGCGACCCGCAGCATTTTGTTGCGTTCGTAGTCGCGACGGACTGTGAACCCTTGCTGCTGGCCGTTGTCATACCAGTCGAACAGGGTCGGTGCCGGCTCGATCAGATAGCCACCCGTACCGTCGACTGCGACTTCGCGTTGCATGAAGCAGAGACCGCCGACGATCGGTGCGGTCTGCTGGTTGGCTGCTTGCATCAGCCGGTCGACAGCATCAGCCTCGAATCCCATATCAGTGTCGAGCCACATCAGCCAATCACAATGCGGGGTGCTATGTGTGAATTGGCGTGCAGTGTCGTTGCGGGCTTGGACGATCCCACCGGTGCCGTATTTGGTGGAGATCCATCCGCCACCGATGACACGTTGGTTGTGCGCTACGTCATATGCGATGAGCGACATGAGCGACTGGTGCCACGAATGGGCGACCTCGAGTCCGTGCACATATGCTACGCAGACTTTGGCCGGCGGTTTGGCCTTCTTGGCCACGGCTCAGCCCTTTGGCTTGGTGCGGGTGGTGCGCTTCTCGCCGGGTGCGCGGGTGGTCTGCTCGACAGCCGGCTTGGCCAACGCGTCGAACAGGTCAGGCCGTTCGCGGACGATCTGTTCGTCGTCGCTGTGGATGTGTCCGTGTTGCAGTCGGACGCGGACGCCGTTGGACAGGGCGGTGGTGCAGGTGGTGTTGGCCATCACGTGTGCCATGGGTAGATCTCTTTTCTGGGCAGTGGGTGGGTAGGTGGCCCGCCCGGTGACTACCCAGCACCGGGCGGGCCGTAGCCGTTTCGGCTAGATCACTGGTTCTGCAGGAGGCGGAACCCGAGATCGTTGACCGAATCGAAGCCGTGACGGGCGTACGCGAACCAGCCGCGCTGCCCGCTCGGGCGGTTGTTGCCGGTGGCGAACAGGTGCGGGATGAGTTCGACACTCATACCGGCACGCTGCGCAACGACGAAGTTGCTGAAGTCACCAACGACGAGGATGTTCGCGGCACCGGTGGTGCCGGTGAACTCCGGAGCGTAGTCGGTGGTCCGGATCGGCCGTCCGAACAGGGTGCCGATTCCGCCAGCGGCGAGGTCGACAGTGTAGTAGGCCGAGTCGGCTCCGGCGGCGAACGAGCGGATCTCGTTCTCGACGTCGACGTTCATCACCCACGTGGCGTTGGCGCGGTACCGCTCGGGGAGCGACTTCCACACCTTCAGGACGTCGGGAGCGGAGAACGCTCCGTCGGTGCCGACCACGACCTCGACGTTGGTGTTCGCGTCGAGGGCGGTGAAGATACCGGTGGGGCTGCTGGAGCCGGAGCCGGTGATCGTCTGCTGGGCCACGAGGTCGGTGTAACCCTGATCGAGCAGGCGGCGCATCTCGGCGGCGAACGCCGGGTAATCGCTACCAACCTCGATCGAGTAGGGGATGAAACCGCGAGCCGTGTACACCGGGATGGTGGGCTGGGCGAGGGTCGGGCTGTCGTCCGAAACCTCAGCGGCCTCCGAGTCGTACGACCACGACATGCCCGCGCTCGAGACGCCCTTCCACTCGTCGGTCGTGATCGTGACAACGCGTGCCATGTCGAGGACCGGAGCGGCGGCCGCACCAGAGGTGAGGATGATGGAGGGGTCGATGAGGACCGGGATGCCGAAGCCACCAGCGGAGTCGGTGCCCTCGCTCATGGCGCGGTACTCGTCGAGGGCGCGGGCCTCGTCGGCCGAGAAGGCCGGCGCGGTCTGCGTGACGCCCTTCATGAAGGCCGTGCGGTACGCGTCGTTCTCGGTGAGCAGCATGCGCTTGGCGATCTGGCCGCCGTCGCAGTTGCCGTTGCGGGTGCGGAGCAACATGTCAACGTGGTCGCCGTTGCGGGCCGGGAGGTTCTTACCCTCGCGGTCGAGCAGGGCGAGCGCGGCGTCACGGATCTGCGACCGGCTGGCGGTGGAGACATCGAACGAGGTCTCGGTGCGGTGCATCACCTGCGGGGCGTCGTAGCCGGCGGCACGCTCAACGACGTGCGACTTGGCGGCGGCGACGCGCTCCTGACGGGCGACGGCAGCGGCACGCTGCTCGACGAGGGTCTCGTGCTCGGAGAGGCGGGCCTCGAGTTCGGCGTCCTCCTCGGGCGTGACTTCATCACGCTCGGACAGGTCGACGATCCGGGACCGGCACTCTTCGATCTTCTGATCGATGGTGTCGATGTTCATTTCTATCCCTTCGGGATCTGGGCCAATGCCACGCGGGCTTGGCGTTGTGTGCGGGTTCTGACAGGAACGTGGATCGTCTCCGGGGTTCCTTGGTCCTCCGAGTGGCTGTCTGCCGGGTCGTCGGATGAGGCGAGCGACTGGATGTCGGTGCCGTTAGCGAGGATGTGAGCGATCTCGCTCCGCACCTCGGGATCTTGCAGTGCGTCGAGAGCCTGCCGGCTCCGGACGCCCACACTGGTCTGTTCGTACGCTGGAAACACTACTGGTCCTACCTCGTACAACTCTACCTCACGGATGGTGCGCTCTTCCATCCCATCTGTGCGGGAGCGTTCCCATGTCTCGTCAAGGATTCGAAATCGGAATGACATGCCGGTGATGCCGCCGTCGCGGATGGCGTCGCGCACCGGTTGGACGAGCCAGTTATCGGAGAGCCGTGCTTTGACTCGGAGGCCATGGCTGTCTTCGGTGATCGAGGTGATCCGGCCGAGCGGGATCGACCCGATCAGCGGGTGTGCGCCGTGGTCGAACTGTAAGATCGGGGTGCGCATGCCAAGTGTTCGCTTGAATGCGCCGGGTGCGATACGCTCACGGTAGACGCCCATTTCGTCTTCGATGTTGGTCCATTCGTTGAAGACTGCGCCGTATCCCTCGAGGGTGGTGCCGTCGGCAGATTTGGCGGCGCGGAAGTCGACCATGCGGACGACGCTCTCGCGTTCTCTTGTGATCGTTTCTGTTTCCATGTTGGCCCGTTCCGCTTTGATCTGTTCTGCCTTGCGCTCGAACCAAGCCCTCGCGGGGTTGGGGTCGAGCGGGTCGATTCCCCATAGGTAGTGGGCCACTGCGCCGGCACCGGGCCAGCCGTCGGCATCGGGGTTCGTG